ATAACGGTGCAGCATTGGTGATGACAGCCGGACGGCCATCAGATTCGGGGGCTACGGTCAGCTTGCCAGCCAGCTTGACCACATACTCTTGCTCCATGCGCTTGAGTTGACGATCAGTCAGTGCAACTTTGGTGCCGTCCTTCTTTTCCCACGTCAGCTTCTCAGCCTTGGCGGGTGTGACGAGTTTGGTTTCGTAGATCGCGCCCTTGGGGATGCCCATCTTGACCAGCTTCTCGGCCATGTCGTCTTCAGGCAGCGCCCATGCACGGGAGCCACGACCATTGACCAGCTTCAAGCCTGGGATGACTTGACCAGCTTCAAGACGGCGCAGGGCTTCCTTCTCCACACCTTCGAGGAGTTGGCGCATCAAGGGGGCGGCTTCCATGATCTGAGCGATCTGGGCGTCATCCATCGTGGATGGGTCTTTATCGGCAGATTGCTGCGCGACATCGAGTGTTTGCGTTACGACAGGCTGGAACATGATCCCGACCTCCTTCATTACGTTACTTGCCAGCGCGTTGCATGAGCCTTTAGCGCGGCAGAATTTACATTGACTTTCACCCGGTACAAGCGGTGCATCTGGTTTGTCAGTGGCAGCAGCTTGCGTGATGATTGTACCCATGTTGTCGAGTAAAGAGCGCAACGACACATCGTGCGATGTGATGGCAGGCATCCCACGCAGCGCCAGCTTGGGCTGGATGATGGTCATGCGAACCGTCTTGAACGGATAGTCACCATTCACGGGCAGCTTGTAGCCAGCCAGCACACCGTAGGCATACTGTTCAAGCTGCAAGTTGCCTTCGGCGCTAACGATGCCCATGCCGTCTTTGTAGTCGATCAGTTCGATCCAGTCAGGACCAATGATCTGGCAGTCCACTGTGCCCGACAAGTCATCACGACCCAACAGGTGCTCGGGGTCCACCTTCTGCTCAGAAATGACCTTAAAAATGCCGTTCATCGAACGCTCACGGATGTACTCAATGGCCGACTTGACCCGTGCAGCGCGGTCAGCATCCACCTTGAACGTACCCTCGTGATCGGTAAAGGTTTCCCCCACCTGATCCATTGGGTCCGACAAGCCGTTCTTGATGCAGTGCTCCAGCAGCGTGTGCGAGTGTGTGCCATCGGCAGCAGCGGGGCCGCTACCGGTGTCAGGGTACTTGGCCTCCTCTCGAATGCTGCCGGGGCACAAGGCCCAGCGGCTGCGCTTCGATGGGGACAGCTTGGCGTGATCGCTCACTTCAGCCCCTCAACGCCAGTGTGCAGTGCAGCATAGTGCTCGGGCTTCACATCGTTGATGTTCTGGTAACCCAGACCAGTCAAGACGCCTTGGATCAATGCACCCTTTTGTGGACCGAGTGCTTTGTAGGCACCCATCACATAGTCAATCAGACCCTTGCCGTCAGTGAACGGTGCGCCACTGGCAACAGGTGCTGGTGCAGGCATCACGAATGAGGGAGGGGCTGGCATGGCCGGGGCAGCGGTCACAGACACAGTGACAGGTGCTGCAACGGGGGCAGCTTGTACCACAGGGGCGGGTGTTGGCGCAACAGGCGCGGGTGCTGCTACATTGCTGGACTCCAGCTTGGCAGTCAGGGCAGTTACAGCAGCGGTCAGGGCTTCAATCTTGAGTTCGAGTGACATAAAGTTTCTCCAGAGGGTTACGGATTACAGGGGGTTGAATTGTGAGGCGGTCTTCAACAAACGCCTCTACGATTTCACGATGCACCTCACTCGGGGTTCCGAGTTTTCGTGCTTTCTCATGAAACTTGATGCGCGTCTTGTCTGTCACTCGTACAGACATGAACGCTGATTTGGATGCTTGTGTCATAAATAATTTCCTTGACCGATGACGCAGTGTATCACCACTGTGATACGATTGTGCAACTGGTTTGAAAATTATTTTGCAAAAAGAAAAGCCCCGGTGGTTAGACCGGGGCTTAAAAGGAGAAACACCAATGAAAAAGTCGGCAACTGCAATCACCAACGGGCTTATTCTATGACAGCGCCACAGACTGTGCAATCACATCCTGCGTCTGTTGACGCCTACATCAGACACGGATGGTCACTTGTGCCCATCCCAGCCAACACCAAGGGGCCGCGCACCCCAGGTTGGAACCTCAAACAGAACGCCCTCAAGGCCCAAGGCGATCTGCCCCACGGTTACGGCATCGGCTTGGCCCATGCGTACAGCGGCACGATGGCCCTTGACATCGACAACTGGACCGTGACCACCAGCCTGCTGGCAGAGCACGGCATTGACCTGCAAGCCCTCTACGATTCGCCTGACGCTGTGGTCATCAACTCGGGTAAGCCGGGACACGGCAAGCTGCTGTACGTGATGCCCTTCGGCGCTGCACTGCCATCAAAGAAGATCATGCACAGCGGCATCACAGCCTACGAGTTGCGCTGCGCCACGGTCAGCGGCCTCACGGTGCAGGACGTGCTGCCCCCGTCGATTCACCCCGAGACACGCCAGCCCTATCACTGGGCGGGCCACGGCCATTGGACCCGGATGCCCGTCATCCCCCAAGCCCTGCTGGACCTGTGGAGTGGGATGCTGTCGCAGGACAAAGAGCGCACAATTGCCACAGACGGCTCGGTTGATGCCTCATGGGAGGAGATCAGGCAAGCCCTCGATGCGGTGCCCGCTGACTGCACTCGTGACGAGTGGGTGGGCATCGGCATGGCGCTGCACTGGGCAGGCACCCAGACCGATCAGCTTGAGCAGGCGCTGGCGCTGTGGAACGAATGGAGTGCTACCGCACAGACAAAGTACCCCGGTGAGCGTGAGATTCTGACGCAGTGGATCAGCTTCAAACCTGACAAGGCCACGGCTGTCAAGTTGGGGACACTCTTTCACATCGCCAAGTCCCACGGCTGGACCCGGCCCATGCCCGATGCGTCCGAGTTGTTCAGCAAGATCGACATCCCTGTGATGGAGCCGTTGAGCGTGATGGACGGCCTGCGGCCCAAGCCACCCGAGATGGACCTGTCACTGTGGCCCAACATCCTCAAGACCCGATCCACTGAGATTTCAGAAAGCGTGGGCTGTGACCCTTTGGTCCCTTTGTTCGCTGGGTTGGCCGCTGTCTGCGGGGTGATTGACGCCCGCACACGGCTGGAACTCATGCCGGGGTTTCGTGTGCCCCCGGTGCTGTGGCTCATGACTTTGGGCGACCCAGCGGACAAGAAGTCACCCGGCTCGCGGCCCATGCTGTCGCCATTAAAAAACATTGAGGCCGAGGATCGACCCCGCTACGGCAAGGAACTGCTGGACTGGGAGGGCAGAGAAGCCCAACACGCCAGCGCCAAGAAAGCATTCCTTGAATGGTCATCGTCTACTGAGGCCATGCTGGGCGGGGATCAGGCACCGCTTGTGCCCGACCTGTCAACGCAGCCCGTACCCCTGAAGATCACGGTCAGCGACATCACGAGTCAGAAGCTGGTGCGCCAAGCGGCAGACCGTCCCCGTGGCCTGCTGTGTTACCTCGACGAGATGAATAGCTGGGTGCGCAAGCTGACAGACAAGAGCAGCGGTGAAGACCGATCAGCGTGGGTTGTCAGTTACGAGTCAGAACACTACGAGATGGACCGGGTGGGCGCTGGGTCGATCTATGCCGAGAACCTTGCCGTGTCGATCTACGGCAACATCCAGCCCCAAGTGTTCAAGGCCAATCTGGCCGCACTGTCAGCCGATGGTCTGCTGCAACGGTTTATCCCCGCCATCCTGCGCGGCAGCAAGACCAAGTTGGGCCAGCCCATCCCCGACTACATGAGCAGCGCCGGGGCATGGGAGAACACCCTGCGCCTGACCTACGCGCTGCCCGTGCAGACGTACCAGTTATCCACAGAAGCGTACACAGCCTTCAGGGACTTCCAGCAATGGTACGAGTCGGCCAAGCAGGACGAGCGGGTGCTGGACAGCGGCACAGAGTACATGACGGCTTTTGGCAAGTTGGAAGGTTTAGCTGGCCGTCTGATTCTCATGTTCCACGTCATCGAGTCACCCTTCAACCCCGTGGTGTCGGTCGATGTTGTCCACAGGGTCGTCAGTCTGGTGCGGGGGTACATCATCCCGGCTTACCGCTACGCACTGGGCGAGGTGGGTGGGGTCATCACCGACACGTTCGATCAGTGGGTGATTGACTACATTGTGCAGATTAGCGGGGAGGTGCACACCGTTGACCTGCGCAGCCTCAAACGGTCGGCCCGCAGGCCACTGGAGGGTAAGACCGACTGGCAGAAAGATCAGGCGATCATGGACGCCATGTTGGTCATCGAGCAGGCTGGTTGGGCGGTGCAGATCGAGAGTGAACTGCACAAAAGGAAAGTCACCTGGGCCATCAACCCTACGCTGCCTGAGATGTTCAAGGACTACCGGCAGACGGTCATCAAGGCCAAGCAGCGCCACGCTGATTACATCTACCGCCACGCCACGGCCAAGGGGTACGAGCGAAAACTGGTCAAGGGGTACACCCCGGACATGGACGAATGACAAAGGCCCGGATTGACCGGGCTTTTTTGTTTTGATGGTTGACTCCTTCAAACGGGATTTTCTGACATGACCGAATTATGGGCGGGGGAGGGGGTAGCACGTCTACCCCGAGTAGGCCGAACGGTCAAACGGGGCAGAAACGAATGATGGAGGTCGGGGGCTAGGGCTTCGATCATGCCCAAGACTTCAAGCAAACGGGCCACCGCTGCCCCTGGTTCACGTTCACCCGTTGACCATTTGCGCCAAGTGTAGACGGGCACACCGAAATACTCAGCGGCACGGGGTTCATCAAGCCCGAGCCGTTGGGCAGTGTCTCGGGCGAGTGCTGCGACAGTGCCGGGGATGGGGGTTTTGGGTTGTTTGGGGGCGGTTTGTGTCATGGTTAGGGGTGTCCTATGGGTTGGGTCAAAAAAAGCCCCTGACGGGGTGTCAGGGGCTGGTGGGTTAAGGGTTACAGGTCGAAAAAGCGTTCAAGTAGGGGGATAGCCACGGCCACCCCCACGGCGATCAGGAGTGCTGTGATCAATCGGGCTTCTCCCCAAGTGACTTGCGGATTATGCGAATCATGAATTGCATGGTTTTGGGCTTATAAACCCCGTCTTCGTCCTTCCAGTCTTCAAAGAACGGGAGGCACTGATAAAGCGTGTCCCTCATGTTTTCGAGTTGGTCAGCTTGAACACTGGCTAAGTGCTCAGCATCGGACAGACGGGAATACAGGGCAGCTACCCCTGTGAAGCCCTCGGCATGGGCGATGCGTTCGGCTTCCGAGGGGTCGAGTTTGGATAAATCAATCATGGTTCAATCCTTTGCAAATGATGCGGTGAAATCTTGGGAAGGATGCAGCGCCTTTGCAGCAGCCACGGCATCGCGGCACGTTTTATAGGCGTTCGTTGACCACGCGTAAAACTGCGACAAATGCGGGGCTGTCTTGGGTGCCCCTTTGCAGTAAACGTGAATTTTGCGAGGGTAGACTTTGAAATCGGTTTTCATGGTGTACCCCTTAGGTTTTCGATGCGTCATTGTTGAAGACAAACACGTAATCGTTGTTTTTGAGTTGACCCCCAAGCAACTCGCCATAGTGCGAATCTGTCCAGCCTAACTTTTTGACCAAAGCCTTCGCGGCCAAAGCATGACAAGCCATGCCCGACAATTCGTGAGGGTAGCCGATGGTTATTGATCCGGTTTCGCAGGTGGCCTTGATACGCGCTCCACGTATGTTTGATGGGCCGAAGTAGCGGGTTTGAATTGCGTTCATGATGATTGATCCTTACAGTTGGTTACGGGTTACACGGTAGCGAGATGCTCACCCCAAAGCCCTGGACGGGCTTTAGGCTGGGTTATCAGGCTTCGCACAATTTGGCGATGTTTGCGCGGGCTTCGCTTATGGCGTTCTCCACCATATCAGCGTAATAGTCTGATGCCTCTACAAATTGCATATATGAGTCATAGCAACAGCCGCCAAGATAGTCAGTGCCCAATTCAATGCCATTTTTGAAGGCTTGGACACGGGCAATGAAATAAACAAGGTCACCGCGTTCGATTCGGTCGAGTGTGTCCTGTTTGTCGGCTTCATCTTCAAAATCCCAATCGGGTTCAACGTGCTCAGTGGTTACGCTGAAAACAATGTCAAATCCGGCGGCTGTTGAAGTGTGAATAGTTTCGTACATGAGTTATCTCCAATTACGGGTTACAGAAACAAAGCATCAAGGCCATGCAGCACAAGGGCGCACAATGCCAAGCCGATGACGACAGCGAGGGTTGCATCTTTGAGGGTTTCGCGGGTCATTGGGTTTGTTCCTTTAGTTGTTTCTCGATTTCTTCATGCGGTGCATTGAATGTTTCGATTCTTAATCCGCAGTTGATACATTCATAACATCTGCCAGGATCATTGACACGAAACAGCCAATTAACACGTTTCCACTGGTGCTTACACTTCATGATCAACCCTCCAGTGATGGCAAGTCGCAAATCAAGCCATCAGGCCCATGAAGCTGCACTTTGTTTTTGCTGGTGAAGCTACGGCAGTGCGCGGGGCGCTGCAAGTATTTAGCGAAATCGAGCATCACACGGTCAGCAGTGTGACCACGGGTAAGCACTCGCTGGTGTGTGCCGTTCACGTCATCGTTGTGCCACACGATGATGGCGAATTGTTCAGTTTGCATTTTGATCTCCAGTTACGGGTTACAGGGTGTGGGGCTCTCGCCCCACTGGGTTTTAGACTTCGCTGTTGTGCAGCAATGCACCATTGACCATTGTGAACTCATCCCAAGCATTGCCTGCCTCAATTTGAAGCTCGACATCCTTTTGTGTGCGGCTGCTGCCTGCACGATGGATGATTGCCAGTGTGCGGAGCAATGCTCCACGTCCTTGAACTGTTGCACGGTCGATTTGCTTTTGCTCTTGCTTTGTCATGATGATCTCCAGTTACAGGTTACGGGTTGTTGATGTGCTCAATTCTAACCCATTGGGTTCTTGTGTCAATAGCCTACACGAAAATATCTTCTAGGTGCTTTCCCTAACCCATTGGGTATGTACTTTGAGCACTGGTGACAAAGTGCCCTTTTGTCGCTGGGGGTTCGTTTTGTAGTTTGCTTAATCCTTGTGCAATTTAGAAAGTACTCTAATTTTCGCCTTGCCTGCGCGAAAGGTGAATCTGTCACCAATGCCCCCAAATCGTCTTGTTTTGCCCCATTGGGTCAAGGACTCGGGTTATTCCCTGACCCATTGGGTCATGACCCCTGACCCATTGGGTTTGCCCCAATGACCCGCTGGGTTGACCCCTGAACCCCTGACCCACTGGGTTGTTTGCCCCATTGGGTAGCCGTTCCCATTGGGTGCGGGTGCGTCATGGTGCAGACCCACTGGGTGCATGGGTGCATTTGAATCAGGGGGAGGGGGTAGGGCCGAGCGCCCAGTGGTCACGGCTACGTAGGCATCACGAATCCTCTATAAATTTTTTAAAAAATCAGAAACCCAGTGGGTACACAGCCCCCACGTTGCACATCTCCACCACCCGTGATAGCATCTGTGCCACTATGAAACAAGAGAACACCTCGTTTGTAGGCACGGCTGTCGCCAGTGAAAATCAACTGCCCAACTGGCTGTCCGTGCCTGACCCAGAACCCCTCAGAACCTCGAAGGAGGCAAGGGCGTTGCTGCATGTCGAATATGAGCAAATATTCGAGAGGGTCGTGGAGGACATCTACCGTGGCCGGTCCCTGCAATCGCTGATTGAGGATGACCACAGGGCCATCTCGTATGAGGACTTCCTGCGCTGGGTCAAGCGTGAACCCACCCGCCATGAACGGTTCAAGGAAGCGCAGGAGATGCGCACTGAGTTCTTGGCTGGCGAGATCCTAGAAATTGCCGATGGCGTTGAAGCGGTGGACCCCACATCGAACGATACGGTGAACAGGGACAAGCTGCGCATCGACACGCGCAAGTGGCTCATGAGCGCACACAACAAGAAACGCTACGGCGAGATCAAGCAGGTTGAACTCGGTGGCACCATCTCTATCACTGAGGCGCTGGCGCAGGCTCAGATGCGGGTGATCGAGGGTGAGGTGATCGACGTGACACCAAGACTGGAGAACGACTGATGCAGAAGCCCCGGTACAGCCCAGAAGATGAGCAGACCCTGATGAGTCAGCTTTGGAGTCCTGCTCTGAAGGATGACCCTGAAGCGTTTGTCTTGTTCCTGTTCCCCTGGGGGCAGAAGAACACCCCACTCGAACACTTTAAAGCCCCTCGCACATGGCAGCGTAGGGCGCTGCGCAGGATACGGGACTTCATCAAAGAGAACCGGGGGAAGATGAGCAACGACGAGTTGATCGACGCGATGCGCAGGGCCGTAAGTTCTGGGCGAGGCGTGGGCAAGTCAGCACTGGTGTCGTGGTTGATCTTGTGGATGCTGACCACTCGGATCGGCTCGTCTGTCATCGTGTCGGCCAACAGCGAGAACCAGTTGCGTAAGGTCACATGGGGTGAGTTGACCAAATGGGTCACGATGGCGCTCAACGCCCACTGGTGGGAACCTACGGCCACGAGCCTGAACCCGGCCAACTGGTTGACTGATCTGGTCGAGCGTGACCTGCGTAAAGGCACCCGGTACTGGGGTGCCGAGGGTAAGCTGTGGAGCGAGGAGAACCCAGACGCCTATGCCGGTGTGCACAACATGGACGGCATGATGGTGATCTTTGACGAGGCGTCAGGTATCCCAGACAGTATCTGGTCCGTGGCTGCGGGCTTCTTTACAGAGAACATCTTGGACCGGTACTGGCTGGCGTTCAGCAACGGTCGGCGCAACACCGGGTACTTCTACGAGGCCGTGGACGGCAGCAAGCGGGAGTTCTGGGAGAGCGAGAAGATCGACGCCCGCACAGTCGAGGGCACCGACAAGACCATCTACCAACAGATCATCAACGAGTACGGTGAGGACTCGGACGAGGCGCGTGTCGAGGTGTACGGGGACTTCCCCAAGTCGGGCCAAGACCAGTTCATCACGCCACACATCGTGGACGATGCCATCAAGCGGCCCCTGTACAAAGACATGACCGCGCCCATCATCATCGGCGTTGACCCGGCCCGTGGCGGCATGGACAGCACCGTGATCGCCGTGCGCCAAGGGCGGGACATCGTGGCGATCAAGCGGTTCAAGGGCGAGGACACCATGAGCGTGGTGGGCCACGTCATCGACGCCATCGAGGAGTACCGGCCAGCGTTGACCGTGATTGACGAGGGTGGTCTGGGCTACGGCATCCTTGACAGATTGACCGAGCAGAAGTACAAAGTGCGTGGGGTCAACTTCGGCTGGAAGGCCAAGAACCCAACCATGTGGGGCAACAAGCGGGCTGAGATTTGGGGTGCGATGCGCGACTGGCTCAAGACCGCCAGCATCCCGCAGGACAGGATGCTCAAGTCCGACCTGATCGGCCCGATGAAGAAGCCCAACTCGGCTGGCACCATCTTTTTGGAAGGCAAGAAGGAGATGAAAGCGCGTGGAGTTGCATCACCCGATGCGGCTGACGCCATTGCCGTAACCTTTGCGTACCCTGTGGCACATCGGGAGTACAATGAGCGAACAAATACCCGGCGCAACGCTCAAAACGGTGTCGCCACAACTTCATGGATGGGTTCGTGATGGCTACCAAGAAAAACGTGTCTCTCAGTGTCGGTCGTGGCGAGAAGCTGCCTGCATCCAAGGGCGCGGGCTTGACAGCCAAGGGCCGCGAGAAGTACAACGCAGCCACTGGCAGCAACCTCAAAGCGCCAGCGCCCAGCCCCAAGACAAAGGCCGACCAGGGCCGTAAAGATTCGTTCTGTGCCCGCATGGAAGGGGTTGTCAAAAACGCCAAAGGTCCAGCAGAACGGGCCAAGGCATCACTCAAAAGATGGAAGTGCTGATCATGGCTACAAAACCCGGTCTTTACAGTAACATCAACGCCAAGCGCGAGCGTATCGCGGCTGGCTCTGGCGAGAAGATGCGCAAACCCGGCGCTGCCGGTGCACCCTCGGCCAAGGACTTTAAGGAGTCGGCCAAGACTGCAAAACCTGCTAAAAAGGCCAAGTGATGCCACTCGTCAAGTCACCCTCAAAAGAGGCATTTCGCAAGAACGTCAAGGCCGAAGTGTCTGCGGGTAAACCCGTAAAGCAAGCCGTTGCGATTGCTTACTCTGTCAAGCGCGAAGCTGCCAAAAAACCAACAATGAAGACCAAAAAATGAGCCTCCAAGCCCTGCAAGACTGCCTGATCGTGCGTCCAGACATGGAAAAACACGAGTTGTTTATCCTTTTGAGACAGAAACAAACTGGCACGGGTGTGGTAATCTCCGTTGGGCCTGAAGCCAAGGACGTGAAAGTCGGCGACAAAGTGCTATTTGGTGATTCCATCGGCCAAGACCTAAAATACGAGGGTGACAACCTTCTGGTCATGAGGGAATCACACACCCTCGGAGTATTTGACGCATGAAAGACACCACCGGAATCGTAGCCGCAGCAAATGTGGCAAAAAACGGACCGAACCCGTCAAAAGGCGGTTCCGAGGAAATTCTGACCGTTGCCCGTTCACGTTTGAACACAGCAATGACTGCGTTTTCCGAGACACGCGAAGACGAACTTGACGATTTGCGGTTCTATGCTGGCTCTCCAGACAACCAGTGGCAGTGGCCCGCTGATGTGCTTCAGACCCGTGGCTCTTTGCAAGGCCAAACGATCAATGCCCGCCCCTGCCTGACCATCAACAAGCTGCCGCAGCACGTTCACCAAGTGACGAACGAGCAGCGCATGAACCGCCCTGGCATCAAGGTGATCCCGGCTGACGACAAGGCCGATGTGGACATGGCAGACGTGTTCAACGGCGTGATTCGCCACATCGAGTACATCTCGGACGCTGACGTGGCCTACGACACCGCCTGCGAGAACCAAGTGTCTTACGGCGAAGGCTACATTCGGGTGTTGACCGAGTATTGCGATGACAAGTCGTTTGATCAAGACATCAAGATCGGGCGCATCCGCAACAGCTTCAGCGTCTACATGGACCCCTTGATCCAAGACCCCGCAGGCGCAGATGCCCGCTGGTGCTTCATCACGGAAGACATTCCCAAAGCAGAGTACGAGCGTCTGTACCCCGATGCAGCGCCTATCAGCACCTTGATGAGCCTTGGCGTGGGCGATCAGTCCATCGCCCAGTGGATTGGTGAGAACACCATCCGCATCGCCGAGTACTTCTACATCGAGTACGAAAAGCACACGCTCAACCTGTACCCTGGCAACCAGACTGCGTTCAGCGGTACGCCCGAGGACAAGATGCTGCGTGAGATGTTCGGCAAGCCGATCCGCACCCGCGAAGCTGACCGCAAAAAGGTCAAGTGGTGCAAGATCAACGGCTACGACATCCTTGAAGAACGCGACTGGGCTGGCTCCTACATCCCTGTGGTGCGCGTGGTCGGCAACGAGTTCGAGGTTGACGGCCAGATGTACGTGTCGGGCTTGGTGCGCAACGCCAAGGATGCCCAGCGCATGTACAACTACTGGGTGTCGCAGGAAGCTGAGATGCTGGCGCTGGCCCCCAAAGCCCCATTCATCGGGTATGGCGGTCAGTTTGAGGGTTACGAGCAGCAGTGGAAGACTGCCAACACGAACAACTGGCCTTACCTTGAGGTCAATCCTGACGTTACAGACGGTCAAGGCGCTGTGTTGCCACTACCCCAGCGGGCACAGCCTCCGATGGCCTCCAGCGGCCTGCTGCAAGCTAAGGCGGGTGCTGCCGAGGACATCAAGTCGGCCACCGGTCAGTACAACGCCTCGCTGGGGATGACCAGCAACGAACGCAGCGGTAAAGCCATTCTTGCGCGTCAGCGTGAGGGCGACATCGGCACCTACCACTACGTTGACAACTTGGCCCGTGCGATCCGTCACATTGGCCGTCAACTCGTGGACCTGATCCCCAAGATTTACGACACCGAGCGCATCGCCCGCATCATTGGCGAAGATGGTGAGCCATCGACCGTCAAGATGAACCCAGGGCAGCAAGAGCCGGTCAAGCGGATTGTGGACCAAGAAGGCGTGTTGATCGAGAAGATCTACAACCCCGGCGTTGGCAAGTACGATGTGCGCGTGATTACCGGTCCTGGCTACGCCACCAAGCGTCAAGAGGCTTTGGAGAGCATGGCCCAGTTGCTGCAAGGCAACCCACAGTTGTGGCAAGTGGCTGGCGACCTGTTTGTCAAGAACATGGACTGGCCCGGTGCCCAAGACCTTGCCAAGCGGTTCAAGAAAACCATCGACCCCAAAGTGCTGGCCGATGATGACGATCCAGCCTTGGCCGCTGCCAACCAGCAGATGCAGGCCATGCAGGCTGAGATGGAGAACATGTTCCAGATGTTGCAAAACGTCAACCAAAGCATGGAAGTCCGTGACTTGGAGATCAAAGAACAGGCCAACCAGATCAAAGCATTTGATGCCGAGACTAAGCGCATCAGCGCCGTGCAGGCTGGCATGAGTGAGCAGCAAATTCAAGACATCGCCATGGGCGTTGTGGCTGCTGCGATGGAGAGCAACGACAATATGGTCATGATGAATGAGCAGCGTCAGATGCCTGAGATGCAGCCAGAGATGCAGCCTGAAATGATGCCACCTCAAGGAGAGATGAATGAAATGCGCTGATTTTGTAGGCGAACTGTTCTTGGCCCGCGACGTGGCCCACTCGGTTCACCTGAACACCCGCAGCTTCTCCAAGCACTCGGCGCTGAACACGTTCTACGACGAAGTGATCGACTTGGCCGACAAGTTTGCCGAGGCGTATCAAGGCCGTCATGGTCTAATTGGACCCATCAGCTTGATGAGTGCCAAGAAAACCACGAACATCATTGAGTTTTTGGAGCAGTCCCTCAAAGACATTGAGGATATGCGGTACGAGGTGGTGAGCAAAACCGACACCCCGATCCAGAACATCATTGATGAAATCGTCGGCTTGTATTTAAGCACTTTGTACAAGCTCAAGTTCTTGGCATAATTCACCCAACAAGGAGCCTATTTTGGAACTTCTCAATCCCCTCACCAAAGCCAATTTCCCGGCTCAAACTGCCTCTTTCACAGGCACAGCGGCCAACACATCTGGCTGGCCCGCTGGTCCTGAAGGCGTCATGGTCTGGTCCACAGAACCTTGCTACATTGAAGTCGGCGAAGGCGCTGTGGCAACCACTGCCAGCACACCGATCCCCGCATTTACACCCATCCCGTTCAAAGTGGCAATCAGCACCAGCGGTCTATGGCGCGTAAGTGCCATCCAGATCTCGTCTGCTGGCGTGGTGTACTGCAAACCCATGAACACAAAATGAGCTTCCTTGCTGTTCGCAACGCTGTTGGCATTGGGCTGGGTGGCATTATTTCGCTGTTCGGCGGTCGCGGCAGCGAACAGGCACAAAGCAACCTTTTAGCAGAAGACGGCGACAACCTCGTGCAAGAGGATGGCGGTCTGATCCTTTTGGAGTAACACATGCCCGCTGTATCACTTTCAATTTTTGGCGGCGTTGGTGCTCAGTTTTTTGACAACAACGGCAACCCGCTGTCCGGTGGCAAGATTTACACCTACGAGGCTGGCACATCGACACCGCTGGCTACCTATACCTCGTCATCTGGCAACACCGCCCACACCAACCCAATCATTCTGAACTCGGGTGGTCGTGTGCCTTCCGGTGGTGAAATTTGGAATGCGATTAGGTTGTACAAGTTTGTGCTTGAAACCAGCGCAGGTGTTTTGATTGCCACGTATGACAACGTGGGCAGCAGTTTTAACGCCACTGCAATCATTGCCAACTTTACTGGTAACGGCTCTACTGTTGCATTTACGCTGGCAAGCGCACCCGCAGGTGAAAACTCAACCAACGTGTACATCAACGGGGTGTACCAGCAGAAAAACACGTACAGTATTGCTGGCGCTGTTCTTACATTCTCAGAAGCACCCCCACTTAATTCTTCAATTGAAGTCAACTACGTTTAAGGAACAATCATGGCAGACACCAAAATTTCAGCACTCCCAGCAGCAACAACCCCGCTTGCGGGGACTGAGGTGTTGCCGATTGTGCAAGGTGGAGTAACTGAAAAAGTTGCTGTGGATGATCTAACCGTTAAAAATGTACGATCTAACGCAACAAGCGGTATTTTGCAAGTTACTGGCCCCGGCGCTGGCACAACTCGTGTCATGACTGTTCCTGACGCTAGTTTTACAGCCGCCCGCACCGATGCTGCGCAGTCGTTTACTGGCAATCAAACCCTATCTGACGGCAACCTCGTCATCGGCACCTCGGGCAAAGGCATTGACTTTTCTGCCACACCGGGCACAGGTACAAGCGAGTTGCTGGCTGACTATGAGGAAGGTACTTGGACACCAATAGTTGTTGGCAAAACCACAGCGGGAACAGGAACATACAGTACTCAAAGTGGTTTCTATACCAAAATGGGCAATATGGTCACGTTCTCAGCAATTCTTGGTTGGTCTGCACATACAGGCACAGGCAACATTCAAATTCAAGGTTTGCCATTCGCCATCACCAATGGAAATTACCGAGCCGCATATCCAATTATTGCGGAAACACTGACCTATCTTGGTGAGCTTGTAGCAATTAACGCGGGAAGCAACACTTACATTGATTTGTTGCAACAAGTAACTGCTAGTGGATTAACTGGAGTGACGATGGATACGAATGTTGGCTACATGGTAATTTCTGGCTCTTACCTAATCAATTGAAGAAAGATTGCAATGTCTTTAACAAAAGTATCTTATTCAATGGTGAGTGGGGCGCCATTCAATGTTCTTGATTTTGGCGCTGTTGGAAATGGTACAACTGATGACACTGCGGCTATTCAAGCAGCAATTAATGCAGCCTATGCAAATGGTGGTGGTCAGGTTTATTTTCCCGCACGAACATACAAAATTACATCGACACTGACTTTAAAGTCAAACATTCGATACCAAGGCGAGGGGACTGCAAGTTTTTATCCAAGTAGTCCTGCCACTCAAAAAGGCGCAACCCTGTTATGGGCTGGTAACTCAGCCTCTACCATTTACATGGTGGAGTGTTACAACACTTGGGCCGTTATTTGGGATAGCATCAGCTTCCTTGGTGATTGGACTTACGGCAGTTCTTCTGAACTTCGAGCTATAAACATCGCCACAAATGAAGCAACAAAGATTGATGCAAACAGCCAAAGAAATTACATCTCAAATTTCAGCATTCAAAAATGCAAATACGGTGTTTCATTTGGTGGTGGCTTTAGCCAAACAGCGGGTAATGTTGATGGATGGATTGTAGAAAAATTCATCATAGATGTTTGCGACACTGGCATCTATTTAAACTGCATCAACATTGCGTATTCAGAAATACGAAATGGTCTTTGTTCTACGACAGGCCCAGGCGTTTTTGTAAATTATTCAAACTGGATAAAAATTGATTCGTTGGCGTTTTATGGACAACTTGGATCAACTGCAAATACCGGACTTATTACCTTAACTCCAAATGCCGGGCTGGTAACTATTTCTAATAGTCAGGCAGAAGTAGATGTTGGTCAGGTCGGATATTTCTTTGTCATATTTGTAGATGGTATCAAATACACACCTACAACTTTTATTGGCAATAGTGTTGATTTGCCTATTAAAGCCTTGTATGCACAAAAGTCCTTGACTTTTATTGGTAATCAACTTTTTACCTATGTGTATTTGGACACCCAAGCGGGTTCAAATGTTGTTAGTATCAATGATTACGTTACCGCAGCAGGCGGCGCATTTCAATCAGGTAGCGTGAAAAACAACATCTCTATTACTTATGGTGACGGCGATGGTACGTTTACCCCCACTATTTTAAAAGGCTCAACTCCGATCACAGCAACTACGGCTGTTGGTTCTTGGGTTAGAAAAGGTCAGACTGTTTATATTGAAGTGTATGTGCAAGTAACTGGGTCAACATCTAGCGCATCGGGAAGTTATGTTATAGGCAATTTGCCTTTTTATTCAAAAACGGATGGAATTACATCTTATTTCCCTGCGGGGACATTTACTTTGAATGGTGTTGACTATGGTCTTGCAACTCCCCATTTTTTAAAAATAGGTGACAACTCCATAGCTGCCACAATTTTTGGCACAAACGCTGCCACCAATTGGTCTAGTGGAGATTTAATTATTGGATTTAGTGGTACTTATCAAGTGCCGGACTATCCTACCCCCAATCCATAATTCATCAAACCAAGGAAATATCATGTCTTTTGAAAAAATTACTTTTGTTGATCTGATTGAAACACTCAAAAACAATTCGGTCCAAGTTCGTACCAAAACCGTCATCAAAGAAGACGGCGTTGAAATCAGCAGCAGGTTCCACCGCCATGTTGTCGCCCCCGGCGATGATTACAGCGCCGAAGATGCCAAAGTGCAAGCCATCTGCGCTGCCATGCACACTGCTGACGTTGTGGCCGCATACAAAGCATTGCAAACCAATGTTGCACAGCCAGAGTAATCTGCTGTAAGATAACCCAACCGTACCGGTGAGGTTCACCGGGAACTCACACGAGTTAAAAATGACTGATGAAGTCCAAGCCTTAGCGGAAGTTGACTCCGCGCAAGCACCCGAGGTGACGGCCACCACGGACAATGCACAAAATGCGCCGGTAGTAGCTGAGAATCAAGACGGTAGCACCCAAGAGGAAAAGAAGTACTCGCAGGCTGAAATCGACGCGATGATTGGCAAGCGCCTCGCAAGAGAACAGCGCAAATGGGAACGTGAGCAGCAGGCAAAGCAGGCACCCGTGCCAGCAATGCCAACGGATATTCCGACAGCAGATCAATTTGACAGCCCACAGGCATACGGTGATTTCATCCGTGCCGAAGCTGAAAAGCTGGTCCAACATCGGGAAATCCAGAATCAACGCGCTGAGATTGAGGAAACCTTTGCAGAGCGTGAGGAAGAAGCCCGGTCTAAATACGATGACTTTGACCAAGTTGCGTATAACCCGAATCTTCGAGTCACCGATGCGATGGCCGAAACCATCAAAGCGTCTGACCTTGGACCTGATCTGGCCTATTGGCTGGGCAGCAACCCCAAGGAAGCTGAACGCATTTCTCGCTTGTCGCCACTGTTGCAAGCGCGTGAGATTGGAAAAGTTGAGGCTAAATTAACTGCCGAGCCTTTCCAAAAGAAAACATCGTCCGCGCCTGACCCGATTCGTCCGGTAACCGCACGAGCAACCAATCCAGGTGTCACTGACACCACCGATCCTCGGTCTACCAAGACACTGAATGTATCGGACTGGATTGCTGCCGAGCGCCAAAGACAAATCGACAAAGCACGGGCAACCCGCAACCGCTAAATAGGAAATCATCATCATGAGCAATTCGAT